TTTTCAATTTGAATCCCTACTTCTGCAATATTTTTAATTTGTATAGCTCCAAAAGCAACGGCTAATACACCACCTACTTTTAGGGCTGTTGAGCTAAATTTATCTATAGATGCATTAGCTTTGCTAAATGCTTGGTCAAATCCACTGCTAGATTTTTTGACCTGTCCTTGTGCTTCAGCTAACCCTTTCTTTAATCCGGAAAGGTCAGCCTCAATCTTGACTAATAATTTTTCTAATTCCATATGCTAAAAATCTGGATATCTCTCTTTTAGTTTCTCAAGCTCAGACTTGCTCATAGGGTCAGAACGTTTACCTGTATTGTATTCCTTAAATCCGTTTATGGCTAGTGTGATTTCCTTAATTGACATATCCCATGCTTGATGAGGGGGAATGTTCATCATGCCAATTAATACTTCTAACCACCTTTCTATAGGTAGCTCATCATTATCGTCTATGGATTCGTTTTTTTTTGATTTGTAGAATCGGTACTAATATCTAGTGCTAATGCTAATAACTCGCCTGTCATTTTTAATGCATCAACGTAATTAATGTTGCCATTAATATCATTCTCAGTAATATCATTACCGCCTGCACGGATAGAAAGATATAGAATAGATACCATTTGGTCTAACATAATTTCACCTGAAGACAATTTCTGTGCTACTGACATAAGACCTACACCTAATGCACTTTCAATACGTTTAATCGTATCAATTGAAATTCTAGCTTTATAGGTTTTATCCCCTAGTGTTAGGAGTTTTTCTGCTCTTGTTGGATTCACGCTCATGTTTACACCTCATGATGATTGTTTCATTTCTCTCGCCTAAATCACTAGACAAGATTACTTCACATTTTTTACTATTAATTTCTAAAGTATCAACATCTTCCCAACCCTCGAAGTAGGGCAGTTCTACTTCTGAGATTGTTTCACCTACATTCAATTTACATGAATGGGTTTGTTTACCTATTGTTACTTTAGAATCTATCCACATTATACAGTAGCTATAGTTATTGCACCTGCACTTTCAAAGCTCATTGAATACTGTACAGCACCATTATAAGTACCACTGTAATCTAATGTTGTTACTTGAAAAGCTCCTGTAAAAGTATTGTAATCCGGCACTAAAAATTGAAAGTTAGTGAATGATGCACCATCAAACGCTGTTAATACAGATTGTTCTGATGCTGAATCTTGAAAGATACCACTACCAGAAATACTGAATGATTTAACTCCACCTTGTGCTAATAATGTTCTTACTCTTGATGAGTCTTTATTTGTTACATCTACTGTTTCTTGATTTATAGAAATAGATGTATCTTGTAATCCTGCTACTGTAGTAAAAACTTCTGGACTTGCACCGTCACCAATTTTTACTAATAAAGCTGCGCCTTGTTGTACTGCCATAATTTACCTCTTAATTATCATATACTGTAAAATCTATATTTACAATTCCATGCCTAGTTATGCCGTCAGCCTCTACTAATGTAGTTGTCGCAATGACAAAGCTCATGACAGATGACGCACCTGACACAGAGATTGTAGCATTGTTAAATAAATTATACACCCTTTCCATAACTTCTTTTATCTCTTTTTGACCACGATATTGCGACCAAACCTCAATATCTACGTTATAAACTTTACCGTCTTTTGTTTTTGTTCCTACATCTCTAGCACTTTCTAAACCAATAATCACATATGGATATGCTGTACCTTGTGGTGCTGTGCTATCGAAAATCTTATTATTACCAACCAAAGAATCAAGAGTGCTATCTTCAGACAAAGTAGAATAGATTGCTGATTGCAGATCAAAAGAATGAAATCCCATTATCTTCTACCTACTCTAAGCAATGGTTGTAATGCTTTAGCTCGTTTCTGTGTATTTTTTCTAGCAGGGCTATCTTTACCCATAAAGCTCCTATTCATTTCTACCTCTAGCCTTTCTGCATATTCTATATTTGTAAATACTTTACCAATCAACGCACCTTCTTTTTTAAAAGAAATGCTATTTACTAATTGACTTGAATCTATAGCAGGTGGCTCTCCGGGTGCTGATGCTTGATGTCCATTATATATTGCACCTGATTTTGGGGTTGCCATAGACCTTTTGATATCGCTCTGAAAAAAGATACCTAACCTATCAACGTAATTTCTAGCTTGGTCTAAATATCTTTTGTCTATAAATTCAAAATCATTTAGCAATGGTTTTGCGTTTACTTTTATTTTTAATCCCATTATGTTGCTACACCTTCAGTTGCTATAATTTCTTGAAATTTCTCTCTACCCTCCATAATACTCTTAACATAAGTAATATTAAAAGTTTTTGAGTTATATGAAATTCTATATGCCTCAGTTAAGGCTGAGTAATATCTAATAATAAATCTATAATTAGCAGTACCTCTTACTTGATCTCCAAACACACCCTCTGAGCCTGATAGGTTTTCTACCTTTGCCCATACAGTAGTAGCTGTAGAATAAGATGTAGATTGACCACCACCTGCATCTGTTGAGCCACCTAGTGTTTGTAAGACAATACGATTTCTCATTTGTCCGATTAATGACACTAGACCATGCCTCCGTAGTGAGCAGTACCTCTATAAGGATTTGTAGATAATTGTCTTATACGATATGCCTGAAGAAGTTGTGTTGCAGAATGAGGTGGATTTAGGTTTTTTTCTCCATCTCCTCTTTGCTCAAATAAATAAGCTGTATATAAAAGACATGCTTGTTTGATATCTTCTGGAACATCACTAGAGCCACCATAACCGGCAACATATTTTATTTCTAATGCGTTAGCTACTCGTAATCCTGTAGGATAGCTTTCACCTTGACGTAATACAAATCTTGCAGGTACTCCTGCTTTATCTAAATAATACTTGCTAGATGTAAATGTACTTTCTGTATCTGCATCATCATAGTATTTAACACTAGTAATAGAGGCAACAGGGGATTCCGGTAAAAGAATACTACGTCTAGTAATATCAATATCTATTCCGGTATACATGCCGTCCTCTAATGGAATGTCTGTATCATAAATGCTATCTATTGATAAGGTCAAAGTTTGTGTTGTCAAACTTCTAGCTGTATATCTTTTAGCCCAATTATGAGCTGTCTTAGTTAATAAAGTAATAACTGTATCGTCATCACTACCGTCAATACGCAACCAATTTTTTACTTCTGCACTAGTAATTGCGTACTCTGTTTCTGCTGTGTTTACTGTTAGACCTGCCATTTTTGGAATCCTTATCTGCTGTTTTATCGGTTAATTTTACATTGTTGGCTTGTATAAGTAAATAAATTCACTAAATGTATTGACAAAGTGTCATATATCATTAAAATAATAGATATAAAGTAAATCATTAATTAATTAACAGGAGATAAAAAATGAGAAACTTTGGAGTAGAGATAGAGTTTATAAGTAAAAGAGGTATAAACAATATGGCTCGATACATTAAACAAGAAACAGGTATTGAGATCACAGTAGCAGGTTACTATGACAAATCTAATAAATGGAGATTAAAAACAGATAGCAGTATTTGTGGTGATAGTACATATAGACATGGTATGGAATTTGTTACACCAATACTAAGTACAGAACAAGACTTAGAAACTTTATGTAAAATCGTAGAGGTAATGGAAAGAGATAGTATAGTAAACAGAACTTGTGGAGTTCATGTACATACAGACATTACACAATGTGGTCCAAAGCCTATGAGAAAATTGATGAAGTTCTTAGCTAAATATGAGAAAGCAATCAACAAAGTATTGCCAAAGAGTAGACGAGGTAGTGAGAACAGTTATTGCAGAGATTCTTTTGGTTATGATGCTGACCTTTGGGCAGAGTTCGAAAGTTTTGACAGACGAAAAACAACCGATACATTAATGAGAAAATTTGGTAGAGGTAAATGGAATTTTCAAAACTATGTACAACATGGTACTTTTGAGAATCGTGCACATGGTGGCACACTAAACTCTACTAAGATTCGCAATTGGGTTTTATTGAATCAAGCAATCGTTAATTGTTGTTTTGATACATTCCTTACTAGAATCAAAACAGGAGACACATGTAGCACATATACTCTTAAAGACATGTTAGCTGAGTTAGTGAGAAAAGGTTACATAGACAACCCTATGAAATCATACTACTTAAACAGAGAGGAGGACTTGAGATAATGAGATTCAAAGGAATGAACGGTGATAGATATGCGAGTACAAACAAAGTTAAGCTCGCATGGGAAATGTATAAGACAAGTTTTGCACGAGGTAATTCTGAGAATATACATGAATGGGGTATAGAAGTTTGTAATAGAATTAATGAGGCACATGATGTAGAAATTAATTATCACAACCCTGTACAATTAATGAATGATTTAATAAAATACAACATAATCAAGGAGTTACACTAACATGAGAAACACAAAATATTACTTCGCCTATGGAGCGAATACCAACAACGACAACATGGAACATAGGTGTCCACAAGCAATAAATCAAGGCAAACTTATACTACCGGATTACAGATTAGTATTTCGTGGAGTAGCAGATATTGAGCCTTTCGCAGGATCATCTGTACAGGGAGTTATGTGGGAGATTACAGAAGATTGCGAGAGGTCATTAGATATCTATGAGGGTTATCCTCATTTATATCGTAAAGAATCATTCCCTGCTAAACACAAGTTATTTGGAACAGTATTCGATATCATGTATTACAAAATGAATTCTAATGACTTAGGCAAACCAACTGCAGGTTATTATTCAACAATCTATCAAGGTTACAGAGATAACAAGCTAGACACTAAATTTCTTAATCAAGCTGTCCAAATCAGCTAAATCACTAAAAAGAGGGGTTATATCTCTAAAATATAGCCCCTGAGATGCCCGTAATCGCTTTTAAATGAGTTACCCCTTATGCTAATACCCCCTAGATTTTTATTGAGCTAATGGGTTACTAGACTTCTTTTGTAGCTGTTCAATATCTTTCTTGATTGCAGTGATTTCTTTTTGGTCTACCATTTTAGATTCAAGCACTTCTACTCTCTGTATGAGCTGACCTTGATATACAAATAGTCCACCAATAGTAATTGCTAGACCTATAATTCCTAGTATTGATTTGATGTCCATAATTTATCCTCGTAATTTTGATTAGGGTATAAGTTTCTCGTATCAAGATAATTATTATTCAAATAAGAATCAATATTTATATCTTGAATGTTGGGTTGTTTGAATATGTCGCTATTAACACTTGCATATTTATTGATCTCAATATTATTTTTTTGCATGACTTTAGCAACAATTAGTGAAGTAGCTTTTAGTTGTCCATCAAGAGTTTTGATTTTATCAGCAACCTTGACTGATATATCTTGTACAGTAACTACCGGTGTACTTATTTCATCTTGATCTGCAGGGCTTTCTACTTCTTCAAATACTTCTTCTATTACCTCAACAGATTCTTCAACCATTGGCTCCGCCTCTACTAATATAATTTCTTCTTCTATAACTTCTGGAGCTAACAATATAGTCTCTTCTATAAATTCTTTTTCTTCAAGCTTGATTTCTTCTTCAAACTTTACTTCTTCTATCTTTATTTCTTCTTTAATATCTACTTCAACTTCTTCAAACTTGTATTCTTCTATTTTAAATTCTTCTACATCTTCTACCACTGTATTGATCTGCGCAGTTTGTGTACTTGATAAAAATACAGGGTTTGGCTCATAATCAACAACAAGTGTTGGGTTTTCTAAATCAACTGCCCAATGATATAGCGATTGTGTTGATTCACTAAAGTTAAATCTAACATCTATCGTGTAATCAGTATTACCATTTCTAGTTTCTGTATGACTATCAGTATAAGTAGTAAAAGGTTGATATGTATCTAGTGTTATCTTTCTTGATTGTGTAGTAACTGTGCCATCACTTGCAGTAATAGTCTGTATCATTTCAGTTTCACTAGTATCATTATTCCAATGATAAATGTCAGCACCTAATGTTGATGTCCAACCCCATTTGATTTGGTCTTCTGTAAGTGTGTCAGATAGTTTAACTTCTGTTTCTACATATTGACCATGAACACCTGCAACTATATTGTTGCCATGTCTAGCTGTGTTTGTTCCAGACCATGTACTAAAATCTTGATTAAGGAGATTTTTTGTGGTGTCTGCGTTTGCTAATAGAGGTAGCATTAACAGTATCAAAATGTTTTTCATTACCTAGTTCTTCCCAACGTTTTTTAGCTTGTTCTCCAATCAATCCGTCTACAGGACATGGTGTACCTGCATTCATCATTGATCTCCACACAGTTTTATCTTGACACATAAGAGAAATAGCTGCGACTTTCATACCAAGAGCATTTAATAATTTAGACTTTTTCCTGCGTTCACATTCCATATCATGATAATACGTTCCCATAGATGTGCTAAATCCAATAACTGTTACACCTAAAGATAATGGAATTACACAAGAATCTTGACCATAGACAGACATAGCAGGAGCGTTAGCAGGGTTTACTGCCGTTTCTTGATTTGTACTGTTGTTGGTTGTATTAGTGGTTGTAGAATTACTAGATGAGCCGGATTGATAAGTTGTTGAGCTTTCATATCCTCCTGTTATTGCAGTATTGCTACCGGCATTATTTGATTGTGTATTTGTAGTAGCACCTGATGACGTAACATCTGCATAAGCTACATTAATTAATAAAAATAATGGTAATAATCTTTTCATCGTCTAACTAACGAACCTCCAAAATAAAGCCCTATAATCGAAGATACGACATGTGTATCTAATGGGGTAATAACTAACCCCTCCATTGGTTTCCATTGCGTCATGTCCATGTCAGATGCAAATATCCACCAACCCTGCTGTATTGTCTCAGTATAACCTACGTAAATGGGTAACGTTGGGTCTATGAATGGAGCGAGTTTGGGTAGCACGATAATAGCTACCACACATAACAACGCTATCCACCTACGCGTGTTTTTGGTAAATTGATCTGTAACTTCTCTTGCTTTGTCAAATTGTTGTGATTGAAACTCTGCACGTTGCATAAGCATTTTTTGTTGCTCTGCTTTGTCTTTTGTTTTTTGAGCCATAATGGAAAGTATTCCACCAAGCACAGTTGATACGAGCATAGAAATTAACTCAATCGGAAACATTATTTAACCATTGAATAAATGACAGCACAGATACCACCTACCCATGCTAAGAAACCAATAACCCCTTTGCTCTTGTTTATTACTGATGTTAAATCATCAACCTTAGTTTCAACCTTGTCCATACGATTGCTGAGTGCATCTATTTTTTCAGCAAGTTGTTCTAAGGTCATTTTCATGATTAAAACTCTTTTGTTTTGCTTGTAACTTCAGGGTTTAGTTTTGCATTAAGTTGGTCTGATAGTTTTTGTTGTAGACTAGATTCTGTTTCACCTGAATTTTCTAAAACACAATCGATACATTGTTTTTTAGTAACTGAATCGAAATCCATATCTGCACCTGAACATGAGCCATAGATACTTGTTATTCCATCATCACTGTTAATATTATATCTCCAATGTATTTGTTTAATTACATTGTTGCTGTCTACATCGAAATTAAATTTCCATTCGTACATTAGTTATTCTCCAATGTTGTAATCCTAGCTTCTAATTCTTGTATTGTTTTGACTAGTAAAGGTACTAGTTTACTTTGGTCAATACCTTGATAATCAGGTACTTCACGAGTACCCATAACTGCTTCTTCAACTGTGTTTCCGTCATCATCTAAAACAGCAGGAGTAACTTCATATTCTTCAGTCATCATAGCATCTTTTTCACCTGTAACTGCTTCAGGTACTATATCGGAAACCTCGTGTGCTATAAATCCATCTACTATTCTATCTGTATCTGCCTTAAAATTAAATCTACATGGTTTAAGTTGTTTTAATCTTGATGTTGCATCAAATGTATAATCTACATTTTCTTTTAATCTGTAATCAGATGATGTGTTGTAAGATGTGTTTGATGCTGTAACACTAATAGAGCCTACTTCACTGCCACCTCTTCTTAGTGATACTACACTACCATCATTATTCCTATTAAAATAACATGCAATATTAGTTTTTCTACTTACAAAGAAAGATGTGCCATCAGCAGATGAATTTTCTACCATAGTACCACCATTAGTATTACCAGAGCCTGGGTAAGTTGATGTAGTTGATAAAAGAATATTACCACTAGAATCTATTCTCATACGTTCTGAGGCATTGGCTCTAAAACTCATAGAGTTATTACTATGATTGTATAAAATACCACCTACATCTTGGTCATTAGAATCACCAAAGTAAAGTGCAGTTGTGCTAGTATTACCACCATTAAGCTCAATATAATTGTTACCAGTACTTTCAGATATAATTTGTGTAGAGGCAAATGGAGCAATACCACCACCAGTTGAAACATGAAGAATTGCTTCAGGACTACTTGTACCAATACCTAATCTACCATTAGAATCTATTCTCATACGTTCTGTGCCACTAGGTCCACCATCAACAAAAGTCAAACTATCACTACCACCATAATAAATACGAGTATCATAAGCATAATGACCTATACCACAACGATTTGCTTCTGTACCACTACTGAAAATGTTAATACCCTCACCATAATCTGATTCAGGTAAATTAATTTTTCCTGTCAAGTTGCTAGATGTACCTATACCTACATTACCACTAGAATCTATTCTCATAGCTTCTGTGCCAGATGTACTAAAGGCTATTGAGTTTACGTCGGTATCGTCATCACGTACTTGCATAAAAGTTTGATGTGAACCTCCACTAGGAGCTAAATGGAAATAAACGCTGTCTGTTCCGCCATTAGTAATGCCGAATGTAGGATGTCCACTCCTTGACTGAGTGAATCCAGAGGCTAATGGGGCTCCACCAACAACTTCTAAGGGTGAAGAAGGACTACTAGTTCCTATACCTACTTTATTGTTAGTAGCATCTACATAAAGAGTATTTGTATCAAAAGCAACTGTTCCGTCTGAGCCAATAGTAAATGCATCTGTTCCATCGGAATATTCTACTAATGCTGTTCTTATTGAATCTGATTTGAAATATTCTACTGTGTCATTAGATTGGTCTAACGCCATGATCTCTATGTTTGCATCATTATCTTCGTTTCTTATGTAAAAAAGATTATTTGCAGTATCGTACCAAAATTGGTTTGCATAGGGTGTGCTTGGTACAGATGTACCAGATGAATTACTACCTAACGCTTTTAGAGCGTTATTTAAGTCTGACCTAGTATTAGGAAAGGTTTGATTTGCAATATCTAAATCATGTTGGCTCATAGATTACCTCAGTTAGTTACGCCTAGAATATCACTCTTTTTATGCAGATTCCACATATCCATAACCTTTTGCTACATAATCAAAATATCTATCTACTACATTAGTTGTGCCACTTCCTTGATAAATAGTAATTGTAAATCCTGTAGCAGATTTGCTAGATATAACATAATGCTCGTTTTGGTCTAAACTCTGCAAGGATATACCTAATGCTTGTAATTCTTTGAATGCAGGGCTAAAGGTCACTACTTTTCCTGATGACGATGTGCCTGATGCAATATCGTTTTCACCTATCGTTCTATCAGGCATATCTACTGTAGCAGATAGCTCATAAATTGCAGGTGTTACAGTATCAACATCACAGCTTAATCTTACTCTAAGCTTGATATGACTAGCTGTGTAATCACCTAATATATAAGTTCTGTAATCGTTGTAATTAGTGCCATCTGTAGATGTTGCAATCAGTAGTTCAACATTTAAATCATTATGCTCTGTATATCCACCCTCAAAATTACCTGTTTGTGAATCAAATAAACCTAAAGTGCTGTCGAATAGACTAGCAGTATCAAACCTATTAAATTTACAGGTGAAATTAATTCTACTGTTGTAAACACCACCTAAATCAAATATAGGAAAGTCATATACACCTTCACTATTGAATGTAGCTGTACCACCTGAATCAAAGTCTCCTGTCATATCATCAAAGTTTCCTGAAGCATCATCAAACAAAATACCCTCAATGAGCTGTAAATAATTAACACTATCTCTTGTGACAACTTCTAAATCAGCTCCCATTGTACCACCTGTAAAATTAGGAGACTGTGTAGATGTAGCTACTACATTGAAGTCTCTGCTGATAGCATTTTTTATAATTGCTGTCTTACTTGAGTTTTCACTTTCTATTCCTAATACATCAATAGCTTTAATCATGTATGTGCCTGTCTGTGCAGGAAGTGTAATTGTGTTTGCAGGTTTACCAATTTTTTTAGCTACTACTAAACCCTCTTCAAATTTAGCTCCTGATGTTAATGGTGTATGTCTAATAATGTAATGAGATAAATCTAAGTTAGTAACCGGTGTCCAATTAAGATGAACTATGTCTCCTACAACATTACTTGAGAAATTTGTTACATCATCAGGTGGTGCTGTTTTACCTATGACTTCATGAGTGGTTGTTGTAAATTCAGAATGTACACCAAAACCATTTATTGATCTCGCCCTAACATTGTAGATAGCTCCATCTTGAGCATTTACTAATTCAAATATATTACCTTTACTTCTTCCGAGAGTTATATAATCACTTCCTGCCTCATTAGTATTTTGTGCCTCTACTTCAAATTCTTCAGTAGTACCAATACTACTTGTACAAACTACTTTCATTACTGTTATAGGGGTTTCTGCATATAATCTTAATTCATCAGTTACTACTATTCCGGGTGCTAATGTGTCTGTTGGTTGAGGTAAATTAGTATTATCTAGTACAAACTCAGATTCTTCTGCGTTCCAATCATAAACAGATGATGCAGTCTCTCTTAATCCTATACCTATACCCATGACCATTGGGTCTAAATTCCATTCTGTTACTTCAAATACTTTATTAGAAAATCCTAGTTTTGAGTTAGTAATAGATACAGTATCACCTACTTGTAATTTAAAGGCTTTCATATTTAAACTAGATGTTAAAAATATTTCTTGTCTATTTTTAAATAATGAAATCTTAGCTAATCTTTGAGCAGTAGCACTTGATGTAGTGAATGGCAAATCCATATCTACTAATATGGTTTCTCCGTCCTCATTGATAAACGTGTCGCTTTTTACAACAGGATAATCTGTTGGTTGCCAATTACTTTCTGTTGAAGTAAATACACCTTTTATTGCATTGAATAAATTTTTTCTTGACTGTTTACTTTGTACGTTAATTGTTCCAATAAAATCATCTTCATTTAATGAAACGGTTGGAGATACATATTGACCACCTTTGAGAATAAACTTTCCGTTAGAATAAGATATTGTACCATCACATGAGGTTAATAATGCCTCTAGTGTAGTCATAGGAGATATATCACTAAAAGTAACACCATTACAGGTATATCTTTTTTCAGTACCACCACCTACTTTAGTTACGTTCTCATCACATAAATTAGCCATAGTAGTAAATGATGTGAGATCAATAGAATCTTCTGTTAATCCTAAACCTAATCTTGAGTCTGTAAGATAGTCATAAATACATAATGCAGGGTTATCAGAAAATGCTGTGCTACCTGTTCTAAAGTCATAAAGTTTTTTTCCTTTAATGACTGCACTAATGTTGGGAACACCTGTAGGAAACATATCAGAATCATAATCCATTTGAACATAGATATAACTAATCCCTCTTAGCCTATGATTATTCGTCCATTTACTAACTTGTTTGACTAAACTAGCGTCTGCTACTTGATTATCACTGCCTAAATGAAATTTAACTTCTACTGCTTGTCTAGTATAAAAAGCTCCACTAGCTAACAGAAATAATCCAAGAAGACCAAATCTTGAGTCATCTTTATATTTATCAGGTGCAACAGGAGTCTGTATATTAACACCGTCAAAGTCAGCACCTAATGAAAATAAGGTAAGTTTTTCATCATTAAAATATAACTCATCTATTGATTGAATCTCATGAGATGCTACTTCTATACATAGATGTAATCGTTTTAAATTATCTGTAGCCTCCATAAACAATATAGTTCCAGACTTTTTAACTTCACCATATACCGTCTCTCTTGGTGTAATTGGCTCTTTAACCATAGCAGTACGACCAACCAATTC